GAAGAGGGTGGCATCACATAAGAGGGACGAGCAGTAATCAACATTGGCATCAGGTTGGACAACCCAGATGAGCTCCTTCACAGGGTGATTGAAGTTGAGCTTGATCTTGTTGGAGGAGGAACCGACAGATTCGTCTCCAGTGAATTGAAGTTGAGTAATCAAATACTCGTGGGGGTTTTGTGCGAATCTGCGACGCTCGTCGGTGTCAAGGAAGACATAATCGACATAGAGGGAAGCAGCGACAAGAGATTGGTTGTAGGCAATGGTAGCAGCCACGGAGGAACCAACATTCAATTGTCCGCCAGCACCGTTGGGCTTAGCACCGGTGTTGCAGCTGAGGCTGGTGACAGCCCACAAGCACTCATCAATAGGGCGAAGATCAAGGTTGATCTTGACCTCGTGGTATTGAAGAGCAATCAAAGGAAGAGCAAGTCCAGGGTTGGTACAAAACCAGAATTGAAGAGGAATATAAAGAGTAGTCTCAGGAAGGGCGTTGCGAGGAGCACACACTTGGCGAGGGGCGGTGGAGTCACAGGGTCCATCGACATCAGCGAAAGAAGGATCGGTGATGAAGGTGAGCTCGGTGGTATTTCCGACCATCTTGAAGTATCCCTTCTCTTGACAGCAGTTAAGGGTGAGTTGGTTCCAGATGTGCATCCAGTCACCATATTGACGGTCAATGCGTTGACCTCCAATCTCGACCTCAACTTGAGCAATAATTTGCTCACCAGGGAAGTCCAACCAACGGGCATAGACACTTCCGCTGTCAGCAGTAGCAGCGGCGGTGTTTCCCATAAGTTGGTTGATCTCAGGAAGAGTCACTTGTAAGTAAGTGCGGTAAGCAAGATCACCATTACGGCTGATCACGCAAGTGACACGGCGACCGAAGTCGGCTTGTCCGTTGAAAGTTTGCTCAATGGATTCAATGGCAAAGTTAGTGTAACGACGGTAAGTCACTTTCCAGAAGGTAATTTGAGGGTTGCCTGTAAGATAGACATCTTGTGCGCCATAAGCTACGAGTTGCATTAGTCCGCCTCCCATTAGTTTATTATACTATCCCTAAAGAAAAAAATTTTACGATAATTAATTTAATTAATTTAATTAAATTAAATAATTTTTATACAACTATTTTGTTCATATCAAAGTTTTCCTTGATAAATGTAGTAAGATATTCATCAGAAAATATTTCTTTATCATCATTGTGGTCTTTACTAAAAATATATGAATTATTCCTCATCTTGACTGACCAGCCTTCATTAATTGCGTTATAAATTAATGTCATTTTTTTAAATTGAATATTATCAGTCGTAATATTATTCTTATTTTTAGTATCTAATTTGATATGTAAATCCATTAATAAATAAATATAAAAGATATTTCAGAAATAAACTATTCAAGTTAAATATTTTAAATTGATTATAAATTAAATAAAGGTTGTATTTTATATATAAATGGTTTCTTTCAAACAAAAACCACTAAAAAAATTAAAAGTGGATAAGAAATCAACCGTTACTCTTGATAATAAACATCAGGGTTTTATAAATGAGTTTGCCCATAATGAATTAGATAAAATCCCATCTTTAAAACAAGAGAAAAAAAAGATAAAGCATATATTAAATAAAAATAATCTCAATCCTTGTTTAACTATAGAACAAGTAATGAACTATCAAGATCAGATAAATGACATAACAACGGAGATAAAAAAGATAAAAAATGAAAAGCGTGATTATCTGTTGAACAATTCAAAATATGTGTTTGATTATTTTGAGAATAAAAAAAATATATCAGATGGTAATGAAAATACAAAAAAAAATAATCTACTCAATGATTTTTTTAAAGTAAAAACTGATGATAAAGATGAAAAAGAGACAACCAATGAAAATATATTTCAAAAATATCTCTCAAATATCGATGATTCTTTTCTAGATATAAATAATTTTGTTCATGCTTCAGATATATGCCAAAGTTGCAAAAAGGGTGAATTAATACCGGTAGTAGACGAAGGTATCATGGTTTGTAATATTTGTTTTGTAAATATACCTCATTTAATTGAAAATGAGAAACCATCATATAAAGAACCTCCTAAAGAAGTATGTTTTTATGCGTATAAAAAAATTAATCATTTTAAAGAGATTTTATCCCAATTTCAGGGAAAAGAGACAACTCAAATACCAGTAGAGGTAATTGAAGGATTAAAAATGCAAATAAAAAAGGAGCGTATTGATATGACTGATTTATCTTATTACAAAATTAAAGATTTGCTTAAAAAGTTAGGATATAATAAATATTATGAACATATCAATTTTATTAAAGAGAAGATGGGCATTTCTCCGCCAATTTTCTCCCCAGAATTGGAAGAAATATTATGTAATTTGTTTATGGAAATACAATATCCTTATGCGAAACATTGTCCGGATTATAGAGTAAATTTCTTACATTATTACTATGTTCTTTATAAACTGTTAGAACTCCTAGATGTGGAAGAAACAAAATATTTAAATGAAATCCCTATGTTGAAAGATAGAGAGAAATTATTAGAACAAGACATAATATGGAAAAAAATATGTCATGATCTTGATTGGGAATTTATTGATACAATATAATGTTGACCATGCTATACCGAATATATAATCTGGTGGTCTCAATGACACTCTATTTATACTAATTATTCATATGTATACTAATTATCCATATGTATTATCTTATTGTTTTTATTGTCAGTAAATATTTGTCTGGACTAGGCGAATCTTCTAAATTATTTATATATCTATACTCTTTCGATAATTCATTATAATACATTTCTACATCTCGATTACGAGATTTTCCTATTTTTATTTCTATTGCTTCTGTTTTTATTATTTTTTTATTATCAAATGAAAGTTGTCTTTTTCTCTTCATATGAATGTATTATAATAATATTTTATTAATTAGTTTTTCTTTTTGCGTGTTTTTCTATGCTTTTTTTTATATCTTTTTCCTCCTGATTGAGAATTGTTTTCATTTTCGTCGTCACTAGATAAGTTTGGGTCATAATCCATATCTAAATAATGTGCGTGTGGATTTTCAGAGCGTGGACCTTCACTTATTAATGAAGTATCAGATATATTGTTTAACATTAAACTATCTTCAGTATCTTCAGTATCTTCAGTGGGTGGATTTAAAGCCATTAAAAAAGAATTGGGTGTATCGGTGCTCATAAAAGTATCAAATGAAATATTGCTAAGATTATTTATATCTAATTCATCATCGCTAATATCTTCCTTATCAGTCCTTCCACTATCATCAGGGTTTACTCCTCCTCTATATTTTTTTCTTATCTTTTTAGTTTTACCTTTTTTCCTATTTTGTATAGTTCTTTTTTTAAGAGATTCATAGTATTTTTCTGCTATTTTGTATCTCTTAGTAACATTTTTAGCATTCGGATATAACCGTTCTTTATGTTTTTTCATTGCTTGAAGACGAACTTTCATAATCATGGCCACTTGCCATATTCTTTTATGACTATATTTACCTTCTTTATATAAGCTTTCTAATTTTTGTATAGTATCTTTTACATCCTTAATAGTGCTATATTTAATAGATATCGTATCATTGGGGTTTTTATCAATATAAACATCAAATCTTTTTTGAGGGTCATTGGGATTAAACAAAAACTTACTTTTATTTTTTTTTGTTCTAGTCATTATAATATTACAAGATTATTTGTAATATTATAGTTTATTATTAAATTAATTATTAATTATTATTGATTTAAAATCCTCCAGGGAATTTTACCAAGTTAGCACCAATACCGAAACCAGCACCAGAACGAGTAGTGACAGCGATACTAGGAACATATGTATCCAAAATACTGAAAGTAGCAGCGGCGGTCAAAGCAAGAAGGATGATCTCCTCCATGTTCAAAGAGCGCTTAGGGATGGCGTAAGCAGCAATGGCAACCATTAATCCCTCCACTAGATATTTGATGACTCTCTTAACGAATTCTGCAACGTCAAACATTTTATAATATGTTATTAGAAAATAATATTTTTAAAAATAATATATTATAGGCTAAAACACTTAAAATTATCGATCGTTATATTATATAAATGGTTGTTTATTCCAAAGATGCATCTGTCACGGTCGAACCAAAGTTAAGCGCTGATGGTTCAGAGAACCCTAAATATATTGATGTCTTAGAAGAAGATAAGCCAATCGCTGGACAAAAGTTTGTATGTGTATCTTTTCTTTCACCAGAGAATATTGTAAAACAAAAGGAGATCTATTTTTTTGAGCAGTTCCTAAATAAATGGGACTTTAACAAAAGTATGGAAAAGTTCCATCAATTTTTAAACTTTGTTTCATATAAATATAAGTTGACCTTTGATGATGTAATTAATGATTTTAAAGATTTTTTGAAAGAAGAGAAGGAAGATATATTAAAGTCTGGGATGGAAGATGATTACAAAACTTTTGTCGACCAAAACGAAGAAGATTTAG